ACGGGTCCGACGTCAAACAGGCCGTCGAAGTCGACGATCTCGCGGAGTTGGCGGCCGTCGGCCATCCGCGTCCACTTCTCGCCGGCACCCTTCACCTTGAAGGCGAAGGACGATCCTCGGACGTCGCCACGCTCAATAGCCTCCACGACGTCAGCGCGGCTTTCAGGAGCGTCGATCTCGTAGCGCAGACCACGCTCGTCGACGGAGAGACGAAGAGTTCCGGCTGACTCTCGGCCAAGGAGGAACATCGGCTCATGGTTGTAGAGGGCGACGACGTCGGTGCCTCGCTTGATGACATTGTCAAACGCTCCTGGAAGAATCCGCTCCACAAAGCCACCCAGATCCTGGCTGTCGCTCTGGAACAAGGCCGCATAGCCGCGGATCACGGTCTTCTTCTTGCCGGTCTTGTCGCAGAGGCAGCGCTCGATGGCCGTGTCGGCCTCGATCAGCCGTCGCTCAACGTCTTCTCGACTCTGTCCGTCCATGTCTCAAGAACCTCCTCATAGGGCCTGCCGCTGCGGTGGCATTCCAGCAGCAGATCGCGTGTCTCGTTCATCCAGCCGGCTGCAAACTCGTCAATTTGCAGCCCAGTAGCCTTTGCGGCGTCGCACAGATCCGTCCGCATCCGCTTCTCATGCGACTCCAGCCATGCGGCCAGTTTGGCGGGCTTCGTTCGCCGTTCGCGAATCCCGTCCGCCTCGATCGCCGCCAGTTTCCGCAAGGTCTGCTTGAACAGGACGCCGGCGGCCGACCGGGCGGCATCCATTGCCGGCTCCTCGGCGACGACCGGGGCCTCTTCAGCCGGCGGCGGCTCCTCTGCCGGGGGCGTCTCTTCGGGCGGAGGCTGGACGACGAACGACTCCAGCAGCGCCATGTTGACCTGCACGAACCGCTTGTCGCCGTGTTCGATCGGGTTCATGCCTTCGGCGGCCCGGATCTCGTTGATCGACAGAACGCCCAGGTTCCAGAGTTCCCGGAAATACTGGGCGCGGCCGGCGTTGTCGCCGCGGAGCAGGCCGCGAACGTCGAACTCGGCAAAGTAGTTGTCGTCGTCAGCAATGAGGTCGCGGCGAACGGCGCCCTCCCAGCGTCGCAGCCACGGGACCAGGGTGAACGTGACGAAATCCAGCCCCTGCTGCTCGACCGAGGAATACGAACTCTTCGTCAAGTCGCCGATCATGTAGACCGGCACGCGGTAGGCGCGGGCGATGTCCTCGACTTGGTAGCGCCGGGTCTCAATGAGTTGACTCGACTCGTTGGTCCCGGAGAGTTCCTTGAGTTTGATGCCGTGCGGAAGGACCGCCGTCTTGCTGCTGTTCTGCGGGCCGCGGCCGTGAATGTCGTCCCAGGACTGCCGCAGCCGCTGTGCCGTCTCGGGCTTGAGCGGCTGATCGGACTCCAACACAATCCCCGGCTTCGCGCCGTTTCCAAAATATGCACCACTGTGTAGTTCTGTAGCCCTTGCGAGGGCGATGGCTTCACGGGAGAGTGTCGTGGGGATGTAGCAGTTGACGCCGTCCTGCGTCATCCACGGGATCCGGAAGATCTGATCCTGCGAGTAGATGGTCGGAGTGGCCTTGTCTGGCTCCTGGTAGAGAAACCGGAGCCGGCCGTTCTTGATCCGCTCGACCGTCATGCGGCTGGGGTGAAGCGGCCACAGTTCCGTCACGGATCCCAGCCGGCCTGGGCGGATCTCGGCGTAGGCCGCACCCCAGAGCATACACCAGGACTGCATCAGTTCCCGGAACTCGAAACTCGTCATCCACGAGTTAGGCTGCTCCGACAGAACCTTGTGCAGCGGCATCCCGTCGGCGATCTCTTTGCCGCCGGCAATCAGCCGGCGGTAGAGCGAGAACGGGAGCGAGGCCACCGACTCGGATACCACCCGGACGCAGGCGAGTACCGCGCTGCACTGCAGGGACGTTTCCGGCGAAACGTAGATGCCGGCGACCGTCTTCTTGCTCTCGGAGATTTCCTCGAACACGCGGGAAATGCCGCTGCGGACTTCGAGGATGTCGTCGATGACGGAAGACTCTGATTCCACTACAGCACCAGGATTTCGGGTTCTACCTGCGGCCCGTGAACTTCGCCGCTGGCAAGAGAGAGGGCCATGCAGAGGGCGACGACTCCGTCGATGCGGCCGATGTCGTGAGACGACTTTTTGACGGGCTTGATGAGACCTTCGTCATTCGTCTTCACTTGCACGTTGCTGGCCTGCCACATCAAGACCGGGTTTCCGCCGTGCCGGAGCCTGCCGGAAGTCACGAGGTTTTCGAGCAGGCGAGTCGGCGCATTCATTGGGCCAAAACCCTGGCCGAATGGGTGTACGGTGACGCCCTCGGCCGAGAGTTGTGTCATGAGGTGGACCGCGTTCCAGCGGTCCACCGCCACTCCCTTGACCCAATTTTTCTCACAAAACTCGAGAATGTAATCCCGAATTTCGTCGTAATCCGTTATGTCTCCATCAGTTAGTCTAACAAAACCGTCCTTGACCCATGAGCCATACGGCACCCTGTCGGCCTTCTCTCGCTTGCTGGCGTTGTCGCCTGGGATCCAGAACGTCGCCTGCACATCGACGCTGCCGTCTTCGTCAGGCCAGATGGCCACGAACGCCGTCGTGTCGTATGTGCTGGCAAGGTCGAGGCCGCAGTAGCACGGGCGGCCCGCCGGCGACCTGATCGGCGCGCTGCAGGCCTCAAAGGCGCCGTGCCTGAAGAACTTCTCTTCCGAGGCCGTCCATTGGTTCAAATGGAGCCGGCGAAAGGTCATTTCGTCGCTGGTTGACTCCCTGGCCTTGGCCGACATCTGCGCGAAGTAGTCCTCTTTGATGGTCACGCCGAAGTTCGGGTTGGCGGCGCGCCATGTCGCTGGATCAAATGGGTCGGCATCCTGCCCGGCCGCGTAGATGCAGGGCAGAAACGTCTCGTCGACGAGGAGGCCGTCGCGAATCTTCTCGGCCCGCTCCCAGGCCTTGAAGCACGGCGACTGCCGGTCGTAGCCGGCCGTCGTCAAAAAAATGGTCAGCGGCTGTCGCCTGGCGCCGGTGGCCGTCTCTAGGACGTCGACCAATTCCCGGTCTTTCTGGACATGATATTCGTCCACCAGGATGCACGACGGGTTGTAGCCGTGCTTGGTCGCCGCCTCGCTGGAAATGGTCTTCATGACCGCGTTGGTGCCTGGGACAGCGATGCTGTTCCGGTACAACTTGCAGCGGGAAAGCAGCGTTTCGTTGCTCTCGACCATCTGCTTGGCGGCGTCATGCAGCAGGGCCGCCTGCTGGCGGTCGCCGGCCGCGACGATCACTTCTGCGCCAATGTCGTCGCAGAACAGCATATACAGCCCGATGGCTGCACAGAGTTGAGTCTTCCCATTTTTGCGCGGAATCGCGAGCAGGCTCGACCTGTACTGACGTAGGCCGTCCGGGCGGCGCGTGTTGAACAACTTGTGCAGGTACTCGGCCTGCCAAGGGAACAGTTCAAACGGCTTGCCGGCGAACTCGCCGCGCGTATGCCGCAGGCAGGAAATGAAGTCGCGTATGTCAACCACCGGCCAGCAGCGCCTGCATCGGGTCTGCCGACTTGGCCTGACGGTCGATGACGGCCATTCCTAGGCGCGTCCGGTCGGCCGGCGTGAAGCCGAGGACCGACTCAAGTTGCCGCAACTGCTCGTGACAGGCTGCCGACTGCGCAAAGAACGGGGAAGGCTTCGCTGCCTTCTCCTCGCCCTGGCGGCCCGTCATGGCGTGAAAATGAATCGCGGACTTGGCCAGTTCCTCCTCGGCCGAATACCAGCGGTCCAGCGTGACGGCGTACCGGAGGACGGCGTGCTTGTCCGTCTTCGCTAGTACGCCCATCGAATCCAGGTGCCGGCAGGCCTCGCGGAAGAACTCTCCGGCTCGCTCGCGGACGAACTCCGGTGGTTCCGGCAGTTTGTCGTAGAACTCGCCCAGTTCCTCACGGTGGTCGGCCCGCCACGAACCCTTCAGGGCTAGAACGTGCTTCGGCTGCGGGGGCGGTCCTCGGCGCATTGACAATGCTCCTACTATCCCTAGGATACAGAAACACAAAAGCCGGCGCGGGCAGTCCGCGGAACCGGGGGAGTTTCATTCGCATGATTTCGGCCGACGCTCGCTGGGGTCTTTTTTTCTCAAACCCGTGATCGGGTGCGAGGCGTTGGCGTGCGGTCTGCCGGGGGGGCCGGCCAACTCCCCCGGCCCCCCCTCCCCCCGCCGGAATTCCCAAGCCCCGCGAAACGCCGGCCCCAGGCCCGAGGATCCTGCTGGCCACGCTGGCCACGCCGGCCACGCCGGCCACGCCGGCCCCAGGCCCGAGGATCCTGCCGGCCACGCTGGCCCGAGGATCACGCTGGCCACGCTGGCCACGCTGGCCACGCCGGCCCCAGGCCCGAGGATCCTGCCGGCAACGCTGGCCCGAGGATCACGCCGGCCACGCTGGCCACGCTGGCCCCAGGCCCGAGGATCCTGCCGGCCACGCCGGCCCGAGGATCACGCCGGCCACGCCGGCCCGAGGATCCTGCCGGCCACGCCGGCCCGAGGATCACGCCGGCCACGCCGGCCCGAGGATCCCGCCGGCCACGCCGGCCACGCTGGCCCCAGGCCCGAGGATCCTGCCGGCCACGCCGGCCCGAGGATCACGCTGGCCACGCCGGCCCCAGGCCCGAGGATCCTGCCGGCCACGCCGGCCCGAGGATCACGCTGGCCACGCCGGCCCCAGGCCCGAGGATCCTGCCGGCCACGCCGGCCCGAGGATCCCGCCGGCCACGCCGGCCACGGATCCGATCGCCGGCGTGTACGTCAAACCGCCGGCCACGTTGACGTACAGGGACCGGCCCCAGGGCCGGGGATCACGCCGGCCGCGGATCCGATCGCCGGCGTGTACGTCAAACCGTCGGCCACGTTGACGTACAGAAACGCCAAAGGGCCGCCGATCCGGCTGGCGGATCGGCGGCCCCGGCTGGTCAACGGTCAACGGTCAACGACGCAGCGCGTCGATCCGCGGCACGATTTTGATGCCGGCGGCCCTGCAGATTGCCAGACACTCGCCGTGCGACTGGCAACCGATCCCGAAATCCGTCATTCCGCCGACGCCCTCGTCGGAGATCCAGAATCGCGGCCCCGGCTGGCGGGCCAGCCATCGCAGCGCCGGCCCGTCAATCAAATTGTCCTGCCCCGGCAGCG